ATGAATACCGTATCTGCACTTGAAGCCCCCGGTACTTTACCGGTCACAGGGCTGCCACCGGAACTGTTCCGCCTGGTTAAAACCAGCCGTCATGGACGCCGATACTACTTTAGGGAGGGTGTTGGTGCAGTTATCGATGTTGTTGGCGGTGGAATTGCCTACGTGGCCAATTGTGGCTTGCTGCCCAGCGAAGCCTACACCTTCACATCGCAGGTTGATGCAAGCCGCATGGCGGCTGTTTTGAATGACTGGCCGGTTAGCGATGCTCGTTGGATCGTGGAGCCCGTCGATGTCTGACATCGAAAAGGCGCTCGGCTTTGTTGAGCGGGAACTGGAACTTTCCGACGCGACGGGCATGTCCCGAGATGATTGGGAAGACTGGCGACGGATCGAGGTTCTGCTCAAAAAGCTTCAGCGGCTGGAGAATGCCCCGTCTCCAACGGAGCAGCTGGGACAACCAGTGTCTGTTCAACATACTTCAGTCTACGCGAATGCAAGCGGTAACAACCGGAGGTCCGGTTGATCCATGGCGAAGCGGCGCGGCGACACTCTGACTGGTGATCTTCTTTCCTGGGAACCTCCAAAGGTGGAGGCCCGGTTTGAGGAGGCGCGTGTCCGGGCGGCAACACTTGCCGGAAAGGTCTGCCGCGTCGTGTCCGAGGCCATGAAGGAAGATGGCCGGAGCCGGGAGGAGATTGCCGTCGAGCTTTCTGACTATCTCGGAGAGGACATCAGCCGGGACAGTCTGGATGCCTGGGCCTCAGAAGCGCGGGACAAGAACAATGTCAGTGCCTACCGGCTCATCGCGCTCGTCAAGTTGCTGAACAGCCCGGAAATGCTGAACGAACTGCTCGCCGATACCGAGTTTCTTGTGGTGGATCGCAAGTACAAGGCCTTGATCGAGCGGGAGCTTGCGATTGAGACCCGCGAAAAACTGAACCGCATGATCGACGCTGCCGACGCGGAATGGAAGTCACGGAAATGAACGCCATGCCTCAACAAATGCCGATGCAAAAACAATGGTACACGGCCCGCGAACTGGCTGGGCTCGGATTGCCGGGGCTGCCTTCAACAGAGAGCACAATTATTCGTTTTGCAAAGCGAATGGATTGGCAAAGTTCATCCCACGCAAGGAAACGCTCAGGACAAGGTGGTGGGCTTGAATACCACATCGACCTTCTGCCCGCAGAGGCCCGCACAGCGTTAGCTGCCAGAAACCGCCTGGTGGTTTTGTCCGAGGCGGAAGCTGCTCTGCCTGCTGTGCAAAACAATTCGCGGGAAGTCGCGCGCCCGGTGGTTTCGGACCGCAAGCCAATCCGTGCAGCCGATGCGAATGCTCAACAAAAGGCGGTTGCCGATGCCCGTCTGGCGTTACTCCGGGAAATCGAGCACCGTGTTGCTTCCGGTGCGAAGTACCGACCGGCAATGGTGGCGCTTTGCGAGGCGGTAACCAATGGTCCAGACACGGATGAAACCCGCCGCCTGAGGGAATTGGTCCATGTGGCCAACAGCCGCAAGGCCAAGGTGAAGCTTGGCCTGCGGTCCCTTTACAATTGGCGGCGAGCCTTTGAAGATCATGGCTACAAAGGTTTGTTGCCGCTGCGGCGAAAGGAAGAACCGCTCAACGCGGATCGTTACGACTGGGTTGCGGGTTTCATGGCTTTCTATGCCACCCCGCAAAAACGAACAGCGGCCCATGCGCTGCGAATGTATCGCAACAGCCTGGACAACCCTGACAAGGCTCCAAGCTACGATCAGGTTTTACGTTATCTGGACAAACTCAACACGGCCGATCCGATAGCCGCAAACCGTGGCCGGGAGGGGTGCCTTGCCCTGAAGGCGCGCAAGGTGTTCGTGAGCCGATCGACCGAAGGTCTGCTGCCAACCGACATATACACTGCGGACGGCAAAACCTTTGACGCTTATGTCGCCCATCCAGTGAACGGTGCGCCGATCCGGCCGGAGATTACGACTGTTCTGGATGTGGTGACACGTCGGTGTGTCGGTTACTCGATCGGCCTTGATGAAAACAGCCGTGATGTGGCTGCCGCAATCCGGTGGGCAAGCATTTATGGCGGCGTTGCTGCGATATTTTATGCCGACCGGGGTTCGGGCTTCAAAAACGAACTGTTGGACGATGCAGCGATCGGCCTTCTTGTTCGGCTCGGCACCCGCAAAGAGCATTCTCTTCCTTACAACTCGCAGGCGCGCGGCATTATCGAACGGGTTAACGGTTCAGCCTACACGCCGCTTGCCAAAGAGCTTGAGACATACATCGGCAAAGATCTTGACCGGGAAGCCCGGTTACGGCTGGAAAAGCAACTTCGGAATGATTTCAAGGAACGAGGTTTCTCTGACCTTTTGGTCGAGTGGGATGAATTCCGCAAACGTGTCGATGAGGCGCTCAGCCAGTACAATGATCGCCCCCATAGCACGCTTCCGAAACTGCGTGACCCGGTCACAGGCAACAAGCGGCATATGTCGCCGAACGAATACTGGAATTGGTTCGAGGAAAACGGCTTCCGCCCCTTCCGTTTGAGTGAAGAGGAGGTCAATGACCTTGATCGCCCGGCAGTGCGCAGGGTGGTCCAGCGCGGTTTGATCGAGTTCAACAAGAACCGGTACTACGCGCCTGAACTGGAGCGGTTCGACGGCCAGACCGTCATGGTTTGCTACGAGGAAAACGACGGATCCAAGATCTGGGTCCGGGAACTCGATAAGCTGGATGGTCAGGACACGCCGGGTCGGTTGATCGCCATCGCCAAGTTTGAAAGCAACCGCGAACGCTACTTCCCGCTCAGTGTTGTCGAGGATGCCCGCGAAAAACGGTTGGCCCGCCAGATCAAGCGCAAGACAGACAAGATACGGGATCTTGAAGACCAGTCCCGTCCTTACATCCTGCTGGAGGAAAGCGCTCAGCCGCAAATGGAACGGCTGTCATCAGCTCCGGGTGTATTGGACTTGATGGCAGAGCCGGTCGAGCCTGAGCCGGAACTTGTTCCGTCCGCGCCATCACCTGCGTTGGCGGTCACTCAGACACCGAAGAAACGGGTTTTTGCTTCGGATGTAGAGCTGGCGCAGTTCGCCTTGGAATTTCCGGAGCTTCTTACCGAAAACCAGAAAAAAGTCCTGCGGGGATGTCTCTCCCGCAGGACTGATCTGGATCTGTTCCGTCTGTCGGGCATCGACGTGGCTGCATTGGGGAATGTCCTGCGCGCCGCTGCCTAAAGGCACAACCAAACTGAAAGGAAGATAACAGATGCGGAATGTCTTTGTCGAGACAGACAACGTGAAGCGGTTTTTGTCCGCCCTGACAGCGTTGTCACAACGAGGCGCAGAAGAGGCCTGCCTTGTTGTGGTTGATGGTTTGCCTGGGCTTGGCAAAACCACCACTTTGAAAAACTGGGTTGCGCAGACTGGGAGCGTTTATCTGCGGGCCAAGAAGGAATGGACGCCGAGCTGGTTCATGAACGAATTGTTGGACGCCCTGCGCGTTCATCCGCCCCATGCCTTCCAGAAGAAATATGCCAAAGCTCTCGAAGAGCTTGCCGGGCGTCAGGCGTCAGCGATGCTGGAGAACCGAACTTTTGGCCTGGTCATCGATGAGGCCGATCATGTGTCTTCGAAATCGGCCATTCTGGAAACGATCCGGGATATTTCCGACATGATCGAGCTGCCGACTGTTCTCGTCGGTATGGGTAAGGTCAATGACAACCTAGCCCGGTTCCCACAGGTCGCCAGCCGTGTTTCGCAGAAGGTTCGGTTTAAAAAAGCGACACGGGAAGATGTGAAGGCGCTGATTGGCGCTCGGTGTGAAGTTCCCGTCGCTGACGATCTTTTGGACTTTGTTTTGAAGGTCTCGGCTGGCTTCAACCGGGAGATCCTTGAGGCCATCGCCAACATTGAGCGGTTTGGTCTGCGTAACGAGCCGGACGCGGGTGGGCTGACCCGCACGGACATGGCCGGACAAATCATCATCAATGACCGTTCCTCGAACCGGCCAATCAAAGTTCCGGAGGTGTTTTAATGACGCCCGGAACAGTTCCGACAACGTTGTTGACAGCTTTAAGTGACGGGTCGTGCCAAACCGTTGATGAGCTGGATACCAAACTGCCGCTCAACCGCCGCCAGATTTCGGACGGTGCAGGCAGCCTGATCATGCGCGGCCTTTTGGAACGGGTCGAGGTCGGATGCTATCGGCTGACGCGCGAAGGTAAGGCAGCAGCTGCGGACGGCCGCGTGATCAGCTCCGGCCCGTATCGGCCGGACCGTGGCCGCTGCCGAGCTCCGCAATGCAACACACTCCGTCAGCGTGCCTGGAACGCGATGCGTATGGGCAATGCCTTTACCATCGGCGACCTGGCGATGGCCGCCTCTACTGGCGGCGAAAAGAACCCTGAGGGCAATCTGCAGCGATATCTGAACCGGTTGGTTCGTGCCGGGTATTTGGCGGAGCTGCCCGTTAGGGTTCGCGGCACCAAGCTGACTTCTAACGGGTTCAAACGGTTCCGCCTGATCCGGGATACCGGGCCGATCGCACCAGTGTTCCGCCCAAAGAAAAGGGATTTCTTCGACCATAACCTCGGCGATGCAGGGGAGGCTGTTCCATGTCAGTGAACGTGCACACCCTTATCAGCGAGCAGGTAGAGAAGCTGGGATCCAAACAGGCCGTTGCGGACCGTATGGGCGTTAGCCGGACAATGGTGAGCCTCTATCTCTCCGGCCGGTATGCTGATGTCGGTGGCCGGAACGATAAGTTCGAACAACGAGCGCTTGCCTTGTTTTCCAACCGTGTCACGTGCCCGCACCTTCAAACCGATCTTAGTCATGACGAATGCGCAGCTCATGCGGCTAGCGTCATGCCGATGTCCGATCCAAAAGCCCTCAAGCTTTGGGTCGCCTGTAAATCCTGCGCTTTGAAGCCATTAGCGCACACCGAAAAGGAAGGTGTGGCATGACGAAGTCACCCCCATGGACGCTCCATGAATTCGCCTTGTTGATTGGCCTGCAGGCACTTGGAGAAGAGCCGGACTATATCGCCGATGCGTTGCGCCGGCCATTTCCGGAAGTGATGGAGACCTGGCACACGCTTCGATCTCAGCTGCGCGGCAATCTGGAGTTTGTCGAGGCAGTCAGAGATGAGCCGCCCGCTGCCGAGCCGAAACCTGTCAAGCGGCAGCTTCCGAAAAGGAAATTCCGGGTCGTTCCGTTTCTGAACAAAGCGACTGTTACCAACCGCGATGTCACTGCTGAGTTGATGGGAGATCCGTCAGTGGCAGCGGCAAGGCGCGCCGGATTACATCCGCCAGCATGGCGTCCGGAAACTTCCAATCGTTAAATTTGACCGGAGATCAAAGATCATGACCGATCCGCAAACCACTGTACCTGATGGATACTGGAAAGATGCCAAAGGTGCGCTCATCCCGATCGAAACCATCAAGCCGGAACATCAGGAAGAGGACGCGCTTGTCAAATCTCTTGTTGAAGAGGCGGAAGATATCAATGCACGGCTTGCCGCGTTCAAGGCGCGCGCCTTTGGCGATGTTCAGGCCTTCCGGGATCTGATCGCCGAAAAGTACGGTGTCAAACGGGGTGGCAAGAAAGGCAATGTGACCCTGTCTACTTTCGACGGCTCCCATCAGGTCGTGGTAGCTGTAGCCGAGCACATTTCCTTTGGCACCGAATTGGAGGCTGCCAAGGAGCTTATCGACGGCTGCATTCACAAATGGAGCGAAGGCGCGAATGCCAATCTCCGCGCACTAGTTGATCAGGCCTTCCAGGTAGACAAACAGGGCAAGATCTCAACGAGCCGAGTTCTTGGATTGCGCCGCTTGGCGATCGAAGATCCGGACTGGCTGCGGGCCATGGATGCCATCTCCGATGCGGTGCGCGTGACAGGTACCAAAACCTATGTCCGCGTTTATCGCCGGGATCCGGTCCGTGAGGATCGAGAGCCTGTCTCCCTTGATATCGCCAGCGTGTGAGGTCCAGCCATGCCATCTGTTTACTGGGGCGAGGACTGGGGGCGTTTGAAGACCTATGCAGCCAGCACCAAAGACGCGAAATCCACCGTGCGAATTGAGTTGGAAGTGACCAGCCATGACGAACGCGGATGGCTTCTTAAGCAACTTGAAGAGTGCAAGCGGTCGCAGAAAAGCACCCGCACCAAAACACCGCCCGGAAAGGAAACCTGATCATGCGTATCGCTTATTGCTGGGCCTCTGGTGAAATTGAGTTTGCAGCTTGTTTGAGCGCTGTCCCTGAAGGCGCTATCGCCTTTGTTGACAATGAAACAGGCCTGCCGGGGCTCGACGATGAAGTCTTCGAACAGACTGTCCAAATCCGGGCTCGCCGGGCACACGGCAAAGAAGAGGTTTACCTCGTTCCCGGAGTTCCCGAAGCCGACGATCAGGTGCAGGCGGGTCAAGCCTTACGGGTTTGGGTGGATTGGGCATTTCGCCAGCCTTTAGACGCTGCGTGACATGTCCCGCCTCGCCGACTCTGACCGGCTGGACGAGGCGATGCGGCTGCGCCTGGAACGTGACCGCCTTTTGGAAGAATGCCACCGCAAACGTTTCCGTCTGCATTTACGGCCGGACCTAACCCGAGACCTGCGGCGCGTCACCAATGCGCTGCTTGCCACTGAATTGAAGTCACCGCGACAGCCGGTCCCGCTGGGAGACGCGGGTCCTGTTGGTGGTCACACGGCACTGCGATGCCCCTACAAGGAGTAATCGATCATGAGCGGATACATTTGCGATTGCTGCGGCGAAGACTTTTATGATCTGGACGTTCAGTCTGACGATGCGTTCCAGGCAGCAGTACATGAACTGCGCCAGGGCCGGTTTGACGAGGTTATCCACCATCTTGACCGGGCCTGTGACGGACAACTGTCTGGTATCGCGTATCTCTTTGAGCAGGAGAAATCAAAGCTTGCGAAGGCGGGAGGCCAGTCATGAACATACTGGTCAAGTCTCAGCTTGCGCGCATTCACATTGCCAAGAAATCGCTGCGCCTTGATGACGACAGTTACAGGTCGATCCTTGAGCGAGTTACCGGCAAAGCATCATCAGCCGCAATGACCGTTAGAGAGCGCAATGCGGTTCTTGATGAGTTTCAGCGGCTTGGTTGGAAGGATGGTGGCGGATCCGGCGGCGCATGGCGCGCTCGGTCCCAGAAATCCTATGTCCGGTTGATGTTCGCGATCGCCAAAACAATCGGCGACCATGGCTACTGGCGTTACCCCTACAAGAAAGCGTTGCAGCTGTTCGTGAAAGAAAAGACCGGGATCGATAATCCGGAATGGCTGACAGCCGATCAGGCCGCTCCGGTCATTGAAGCCCTCAAGCAGATTGAGCGGAGGGTGAAGTCATGAGACTAGCGGCAGCGATAACTCTCCATTGTGCCTTCTGTTTTGTTGTTGCGCACAAATATCGCAACCTCCAGACCCTCCGGCCGACCGGCCATTTCATGCGACAGCCCCATCAGGCAGACATGTTGATCAAGGATCGTCCACCAGTGGACGTTGGAGTTATCGGACCAAACATAGAGGAGGTCTGGCGCTTCCCAATCAACATGCGTAATTCGCTTGTATTGCATAATGATTTCGTTGGCCTTTTCCTGCCAAGGCTCCAAATCAACAGCCAAGGCCGGTTGCGCAAAAACAAGGGTCAAAAACAAAACAAAAATTCGCATGACGCGCTCCTGAAAAAACTACTTCTGATCGTATCGGGCAAAGAATGCGCTCCTGTCAACCGATCCCGTAAAGATCATTATGGGGGGGCAGCATGAGGCCAACATCAGTTTCCGATCACGCTGTTCTCCGGTATCTGGAGCGGGTTCTGGAAATCGACACGGAAGCGGTGCGCAAGCACATTCATTCCGAGACTGAAACCGCCATCGCCGTTGGCGCGGCGACCCTGAAACGAAACGGGGTCCGTTATGTCATCGTGGATGGCGCGGTTGTCACCGTCACGCTTTCAAAAAAGCGCATGGCGAAATTGGCACTGGAGGCAAAGTGACGATGTCCAGTCCCTTTTTCACCGAAGACATGCGCGATATCGCGGACATTTGTGGCCGTGCTGTAGCTCTGGAGCTGTTGGCGGAACTGCCCGGTGTAGAGATCAAGGTCCCTCTGCAATGGAGCCCGGATAATCCTTTGTCCCGGCTCAAGCGGGAAACGGCGGACATTATCATTCGCGAGTTTGCGGGAAACAAATTCTACGTGCCGACCCGGCGCGAGCGGATCGACACCAAGGCGGCCGCACGCCGCCTGAACAAGCAGGGAAAATCCAAACTCGAAATCGCGATCGAGCTGCATGTGTCTGAACGGTATGTGCGGGGTATCCTTTCGGGCGGAAAGACAGCGGCGCGCGCGCGGAAAGTCGATGACCGGCAGATCGATCTTGAAGACTTTCTGTCATCTCAAAAAAGCTGATTAACGGAGGAGGCTACCATGTCCGTATTTGAACACTTTATTGCGCAACCGAGTTCCGCTCCAGTTCCCGACGAGCAAGACCGTATCGCCATTACATTCAGTATGCCGGACACTGTTAACGAGGATGGAACTAAGTCATTACATTGGCGTTGGCCCGTGTTGGTTGTTTCGGACATGTGCGGTGAGCCGGAGAAATTCGCGCAGACAGTTTCCGAAATCCTTAATGAAAACATCGACCGCTTTGTCGGCGGCAGTTGAAGAGGAATGCGTCGGTGTTTTGGCGACTGAGGAAAGCATGGTGCGAGCTGACCGGTGGTCATGACAATGAAGTGTTGTCTGCTCGTCACAATGGTCAGCTGCAAGTCAGTCTCAAGTGTCGCCGTTGCGGGAAGCAAACCAAGTGGTATGAAGTTGAACAATAGAGGATCAATTGAATGACCTGGCCGACAAGAGGACCTGACTTCAATCGGTGGAACGTGGATTTTGGAGAGTTCGCTAAGATCCTTGAAGAAAACCGCGACCTAGCTTTTTGGCCGATGGATACCGGTTTGAAGTACCTGAACATTCGCATCGATACGAGAGACAATGCCTTTTTGATATCGAACGACGATGGCAAAAAAATTTCACCCGATCGAGTGCTGGTTGCCATCGAGAAATACAAAAAAGAGTTCGGGTGTGCACTGAAGCGAGGGCGCAGATGATTTACTCACCAATCCGCAAATCAGTCACCAAGCCGTTTTTGAGATCTAAAGCAGCCCGCGCCAGGCGTCCGATACTGAAATCGAAGAAGACGACGAAACTCCGGATCATGCGCAGCAGCGGAATGCTGAAGCAGGGAAAATTCACTGATTACCACGGGCAGGTCTGGCCAGCGTGTGCTCCTTTGCCGGATTTTTTCAAACGCTGACTTGTGAGCGTCACCTCTGCCCTCGATTTACACGGGCTCAGTTGGATTGCCGGACAAGGTTTGATAAACAATATCCGCGTTTCGGTTTTAGTGTTGAAAACACTTTATAGGCAACGCTCCCATCCGGAACAGTTCCGGCGCTTTTTCCCGCAAGCTCATCCATTCTCGCCTCAATGCAATTCTGTGTTGAGGCTTTTTCATGTCTGTTGTCGAGCAGCTACGTCATAGCAAGGGTCAGCGAGCCGATCGCGCAGAACTGGTGGCGCGCGCCGCTGAACATATCGGCTGTGCGGAAGCCGTCCTTCACGCAATTCTGGAAGTGGAAAGCGGTGGTGATCCCTATGACGGGCATGGCCGCCTGATCATCCTGCCGGAAAAGCACATCTTCTGGCGGCATCTGCCGAAGGCTTTGCGGGCGAAGGCCCGCGCCCTCCGTTTGGCTAGCCCCAAATGGTCACGAGCCAACTACAAAGGACTTGGCGGTAGCGGCTCGAACAAGCGCTGGGATCGGCTGGAGCGCATGGCCTCACTGGATGAAGAGGCCGCGCTCAACTCCGCCAGCTACGGTGCGCCGCAGATCATGGGGTTCAATCACAAGATTTGCGGATATTCGACTGTCACGGAGTTTGTGCTGGCATTGGCGGAAAGTGAGGAGGAACAGGTCGATGCTTTCCTGACCTTCCTATTAAACTGCGGCCTTGGCGATGAGCTGCGGGCCAAGGACTTCCGGGCAATCGCTCGGCGGTACAATGGTCCCGGTCAAGTGTCCCATTATGCCGGTTTGATGGAGGCCGCATACCGCCGCCTTGGCGGCGCTGCGTCCACCTCAGCCCATTCCCCCGCAGGTCTTCTGCGCCTTGGGTCTGAAGGCTATCGTGTCAAAGCCCTTCAGGAAAAGCTGTCGGAGCTGGGGTATGTGGTCCGGCCTGATGGCGATTTTGGCCCTGCCACCAAGCGAGCAGTGATCGCCTTCCAGGCAGATCATGGGTTGACTGTTGACGGGATTTCCGGACCGGAAACCGAAGCCATGTTGGACAAGGCCGTGCCTTTGTCCGCCCAGGATGGAACATCCCGCAAGACCCTCACGGTCAAGGATCTGCGCAAACAGGGGTCGCGCACCGTTAAAAACGCCGACTGGCTGTCGCGCATCGGTATGGCCTTGTTTGGAACGGGGGCAGCAGCGTCCGGTCTGGAAGATCAACAGGGCGGCGTTCTTGAGAACCTTCTCAGTCAGTTGCCGGGCAGTCTCGACACTCTTCAATCCCTGCGGACTGAACTACAGCCTCTTCTGAATCTCCTGACCTCAAACAAGTGGTTGGCGTTTGCCGTTGTGGGCTTTGCCGTATTCGTGATTGCCCGTCAGATCAAGCAGCGGCGTTTGGACGATGCCCGCAACTGGAGGCATGTCGGATGATCGCAGGGCTCCTGATCAAAGTTGTTGGCTGGTTTGTGGGTGGGCTTCCCGGTGACGTCGCCGATCGCTTTTTGACTTTTCTCGATAGCCGCGCCACACGAAAACTCGGCCGGGACAAGCTTAGTGCAGAAGTCACTGCAGAGACCCTCCGCGCGGAAGTCGCATCCCGTCAAGCCGCCCGCGATATTGTTTTGGCAGAACAAGGCTGGTGGGTAACAGCCATGATCCGGCCCGCCTTCGCATGGCCGATCGTCATCTGGTCTGGTGCCGTCGTGGCCGACAGCTTGTTTCATTTTGATTGGAGCGTCGCAGCCCTGCCTTCGCCACTTGATGAGTGGGCTGGTTGGATTGTCGCTGGATACTTTTTGACGCGGCCATTTGAGAAGGTTGCGCGCGGTTACTTCCGAAGTCGTCAGCGTTAGGAGCCGCAATGCTGACCGTCTCCCAATCCTCTGTCTATGCCTTGCGGCTCCAGCCGAGTGGCGCATGGGTCTGGGGCAAAATCCAACGTCTCAGCCGCCATACCTACCGTTGGTCGATCGAAACCGTTGGCCGGTCTGTAACCCTGCGCAAGGGTCAGACCACCAGTTTTATTGCCGCCCGCAGCGGTTTGCGCGGCGCATGGAAAACACTTTTTGGAGCCGCACTATGACCGCTGATGACAGCCAAAGACTTGGAAGAATTGAAGGCCTATTGGAAGGCATAGACAAAAAGGTTGACCGGCTGGATGACCGTACCGAGCGGCAGGATGAGCGCCTGCGCGTTGTCGAACGAAAAAGCTGGACCAACTCCATTCTGGCTTCGGGTATCATCTCCGTGGGCATCGCCATGGTGAAAGACAAGTTCATCTCCTGATCGCGAAGGCGCGCCCATGGCTCAGAATGAAGACAAAAAACGGCAAGCCCGCAAGCGATACATCTATGAACGCCAATCCCTGCCAACGATCGGATTGGCGCTCGGCGTTTCCGATCGCACCGTGCAGCGCTGGAAGCGGGATGCCAAGGCCAGTGGCGATGATTGGGATGTTGCCCGCTCTGCTACCATGCTCGCCGGCGAAGGGCTGGAGAGTGTGGTCGCGGCCGTTGTCGAGGACTTCGTCATTCTGTTTCAGGCAACAGTTGAACAGATCAAAAGCTCGGACGGCATTGATGCAGAAGCCCGCGTTAAGCTGATGGCGTCCTTGTCTGATGCCTTCAACAAGATGGTCGCTTCGGCCGGGCGGGTTGCTCCGAAAATTTCGGAGCTGGGTGTTGCCAACGATGTCCTGCAGCGCATGGCGGATTTCGTGCAGGAGAATTACCCGCAGCATGCGGAGGCTTTTGTCGAGATCCTTGAGCCGTTCGGTGAACAGCTTGCCGGGGTTTATCAATGACTCGCCCAAACGTCCGTTCTGGCATGAAGCCGCTCAAGGCAGCGGAGTTTCAAAGGAAGCTCGCAGAGATTGCGGATCTGTTCCGCCAGAAAATCGAGCTGGAAGTCGATGCCTTTCCAGCCGATCCGGAAAAACGCCGTGAGCGGCTGAAGAAGATCCAGGACCCGGAAACCGGTTACCGCTTTTTCGCCGAAACCTACTTTCCCCACTATCTCAACAAACCGGCCAGCCGCCTTCATGATCATCTCTATGAGGATTTGCCGGTAATGGTGCAGACCGAGACTGGTCAGCGCAGGTTGGTGATCGCGCCGCGCGGCTCGGCCAAGTCCACACATATCTCGCTGATCTTCCCGCTGTGGTGCGTTGTGCGCGGGATCAAGCACTACATCACCTTGATCATGGATGCCTTTGAACAGGCCGCCGTGATGCTGGAAGCCCTGAAGGCCGAGCTGGAAGTTAATCCGCGCCTCAAATACGACTTTCCGGACATTGCCGGTCAGGGCCGGGTCTGGCGCGAAGGCGATATTATCACCCGGAACAACATCAAGATTGAAGGCTTCGGCACGGGCAAAAAGATCCGTGGCCGCCGTCACGGTCCATACCGTCCGGATCTCGCCATTCTGGACGATATTGAAAACGATGAAAATGTCGGTAATCCCAAACAGCGCGACAAGCTGGAAAACTGGATTTCAAAAGCGGTTCTGAAACTCGGACCGCCGGATGGCTCCATGGACGTGCTCTATGCCGGAACGGTCCTTCATTATGATGCGGTGATTGTCCGATTTTCCAAAAAGCCCCAATGGAAGACTGCCGAATTCCAGGCGATCATTACCTGGCCGGACCGGATGGATCTCTGGGACCGCTGGGAAGAGCTTTACCTGGACAACGAGCAGGCAGCCGAGGCTTTCCATGCTGAGAACTGCCAAGAGATGGAGCGGGGCGCAGTTCTTAATTGGCCGGACAATCACACGCTTCTTTATCTCATGCAGGAGCGTGCAGGCGATCATACCGCCTTTGAGAGCGAATATCAGAACAAGCCGCTGTCTAAAGACAACCCCTTCCAGGACCTGACATGGTGGGTGCTTAAAAAACGGGACTGGCTCTACTTTGGCGCGATCGACCCATCGCTTGGCAAGAATAATCGTCACCGGGATCCGAGCGCTATCCTGATTGGCGGGTATGACCGGGAAGACAGTATTCTGGATGTGGTGGAGGCTTCGATCCGCCGCCGCCTGCCTGACGTGATCATTGACGATGCCATTGCCCTGCAGCGCGAGTACCGCTGCCAGCTCTGGTTTGTCGAGACGGTCCAGTTTCAGGAGTTGCTCCGGACGGATTTGATGAAGGCTGCTGCGAAGGCCAATCTCGCCATGCCTTGTATTCCGATCACACCATTGGCGGACAAGGCGCTGCGGATCGAGCGGCTTCAACCGCCCGTGCGTGCCGGAATGATTCGGTTTAACGCTGCGCACAAGGTGTTGATCGATCAGCTGCAGCAATGGCCGGACGCGGACCATGATGATGGCCCGGACTGTCTTGAGATGCTTTGGACCAACACGCTGGAGAAGGCCCGGACGGCTCTTACCGTCAATTCGATTAAATCGATGCCCGGCGCGATCAGGGGCACGCTTGGAGGATACCGGTTATGAAGAGCCCGAAGAAGCGCAGCCGCAACCGCAGTGCCAAAACCGCCCGGCAATCGCATGTGCAACCGGCGAAGAACCTGCCACGCAAGGGCGGACAGCTGATTGCGACGGCCGCCAATGATGTGACCATCCCGTTCTACTCCAACATTCTGGAGCCGCAGGACCCGACCATTCGCGAGAAAGGACCGGCGAAGGGGCTCAAGCTCTATCAGGAAATCTGGCGTGACGGCCGAGCCCGCGCGGCCTTGACCAAACGCATCACCAAAGTCACGCGCCGGGAATGGACCGTGGAACCTGCCGATCCGGACAGTGATCTGGATGTCAAAGCAGCCGATGGGGTGAAAGACATTCTGCTATCGATCGGATTTGACCAAGCCAGCAAACACCTGTTGAAAGCGGTTCTAAACGGCTATGCCGTTGCCGAAATCGTCTGGCACCGCAACCAAGATGGGTTGATCGCGCCGAAATTCATCAAGGGGCACGAGCCTTCGCGCTTCCGCTTCGATCACGATTGGAAACCGCGTCTGCTGACGCAGGATGATGGGCTTGAAGGTATTGAGCTGCCAGACCGGAAATTCATCGTGCACCGGTTCGAGGCGGAGGGAAACAATCCATACGGTCTCGGTCTTGGATCCACGCTGTTCTGGCATGTCCTTTTCAAGCGTGAAGGGGTGGCGTCATGGATGGTGCTCCTGGAAAAGTTTGCTTCTCCCATTCCTTTCGGCCGGTATCCGTCCGGAACATCGCCTGTCGAACAGGATCGGCTGATTACCCACCTGCGTGATCTAATGTCGAATGGTGCGATTGCAGCGGAAATCGGGACGGAGGTACAGTTCCTGGAAGCATCCCGATCCGGTGAAGCGGGTTATGAGACATGGGTTCGCTATTGGGATGAGCAGACCTCTGAAGTGGTTCTGGGCAGTACCTTGTCAACAAGCGTCAAGGGTCAAGGCTCGCGCGCAGCTTCAGAAACCCATGCGGAAGAAACCGAGAGCATCGTTGACGATGACGCCGACGCCTTGTCCGAAACCCTCAATGGCACACTTGTGCGGTGGATCACCGAGCTCAACTGGCCGGATGCCACCCCTCCGAAAGTCTGGCGGCCGCGCCCGCGCAATGAAACGGAGGAAGAAGACAAAAAGCGCAAACGCATCGAGCGCCAGAAACAGGCTGTTCAGCTGCTGGACGCCTTGCGCAAACAAGGGTTCGAACCGGAGAACATCGAAGACTGGCTTGCTGAGGTTGTGGAAACCGGTGTGGTTGCGTTCGATCGGACCGAGGCTGGGCAGACAGGTGACGGCCAACAACCGGCCTTCTCGGACGGCGAAGACGGCCCGGTCACGCATCTTATCGACCGGCTTGCCGAGATGGCCGGAGACCCGCTCGGTAATTGGCTCGAAGTGCTCCGGGAGCATCTGGACGGGGCGGATGATTATGCCAGCGCGTCAGAGGCACTTCTGTCTGCCTATACCGCGCTTGATGTGGACCCCATGGGCAACGTTCTAAGCAATGCCTTTGCGCTCGCTGATTTGACTGGCCGCTCTGATGTCCAGGACGAAACCGGCATCACACCGTCCTACAAACAGGCCAAGAACACAGGCTCAAAAAAAAACTTCTAAATCCTGCACCTGCTGCCTTTGCAGATGAAGATGGCGGGTCTCTGGCCGATGCGATCGCATTCCACCGGCAAAAGGTCCGCTTGCCGACCAACCATTGGCACGATCTTCTGCATCATGCGCATGACCGCGCCTTTGTGGTGGCCGGTGCCACCAGGGACGCCCTTCTGGAGGATTTTCAGTCCGCGATTGACGATGCGATCGCCAAAGGCCTGCCGTTCAAGGGTTGGCTGGACAAGGACGATACCTATCATCCCGGTTTTCTCGACCGGTTCGATGAGATCGTCAAACGCCATGGCTGGGATTACAAGGGCGGCCGGGAATGGCGCGCGCGCGTCATTTATGAAACCAACCTGAAATCCGTTTACGCTGCCGGGCACTATTCTCAGCTGACCGACCCGGATGTCTTGAAGGTCTATCCCTTTTGGGAATATGTCCACGGTCTGAACCGGGTTCCCAACGATCCTCGCGAAGAGCATCAAGGCTGGGACGGGTTGATCCTGAGAGCCGATGATCCGTGGTGGCAGACCTACTATCCGCCCAACGGCTGGAAATGTGGCTGCGGCGTCCGGCCGGTCTCAAAGGCGAAGCTCAAGAGGCTTGGCAAAGAGGGTCCGGACCCATCGCCCAAAATTGAAACGGAGCGCCGTGCGGATCCCGCCACGGGCGACCTGCTCGACTATCCCAAGGGTACGGACATGGGCTGGGCCTATGCGCCAGGACGAACCTGGGCGGATGGGCTTGTGCCGCGTGAACTTCAAGCTGCGCCCGACAAACAGATGGAGCTGCCTGGGATTACCAACTTGCCAGCGATGGTCACAAACCGGCCTCTGAGTACGCCAGAGTTGGGAAAGGATCTTCCAGCTGAATCTTACGTGAAGGCGTTTCTGGATGAATTCGCCGCCGCGCCTGATGATCCATCTCTCTTCCGCGACAAGGCTGGTCATGCAGTCCTCATCTCGGAGGACTTGTTCCGCCGTCCGGATGGCACCAGCAAATTGTTCAACGCGCGCGGTCAGCCCGTCACCGCGCGTGTCTCGGGCTTGTTGCACCTTGCCGAAGCCGTGAAGGATCCCGATGAGATCTGGGTTGACTGGGAGTGGCATGAGGGGCGCAAGGCATGGATCCTGAAACGGCGGTACCTACGCACCGCGCCGAACCTTGCCGGGGTGATCGTGTTTGAATGGTCGCGGTTCGGCTGGCGCGGGACCTCAGCTTACAACGCGACCAAAGGCCGGTCGAAGAAGCTCAACTACACAAATGTTGAAGCGTGGCGTCGTGGTGCTCTTCTGTTCCGCCGCCAAGAGGAAGATCCGGAGACATGAAAAAGGCGGCCGATGCGGGCCGCCCTGAGCGAAGCTGGATTGGGAGACCCGCACCGGTCCACAGCTCCGTCTCATACCAGTTAATATAGTTCCTGGAACAAGGAAACTCAAATGCTGACCTTCCGCTTCGATACGACAGATCTTGAACCGGAAATCGAAGAGCTGATCGAAAAGACCGGCGATGAGGCGATGGCGCACAAGATCATCGGCCTGACACTTTATGACCAGACGGTTGACCGGTTCATGCGCGAGGTTGGCCCCGGCGGTGAGCCTTGGCCTGGCTTGTCCGCACTCACCTTGCTCAACCGGCGCAGCAAATCAGGCATCTTGCGCGATCGCGGCGAGCTGTTCGGGTCCATCCACCACACCCATAGCGCCTCAAAGGCGGAAGTTGGCACGAAACTCAATCACCCCAAAGTCCATGTCATGCAGCATGGGGCATTGATCCGGCCGCGCCGGGCGAAAGCATTGCGGATCCCGGCCGGATCGAACGGAGCAGTCTATGCCAAGGCAGCCGTCATCCCGCCGCGCCCTTACATCGGCATTGGGCGGGATGATGGGGCGGCAGTGAAAGAGGAGTTGATTGCCTGGTTGGAGGGCTGATTGTCTTACACATAAAGAGGATCAGATATCTTTGGCGGACGCCTTGCAATCCTGTCTTGCAAGCTCATTGGCAACTTGGAGTGCGCGTTGTACATCCGGGTGCGTGTCTTTCGCGCCTAAAGTCTGCCAGTCCCGCATGACAGTTGCATGGATTTCTTCCGCTTCTTCCGATTGATTGAGATCCAGAAGACACGTCGCCGCAAGTGTCTTCACTTTAAGTGTTCTTGGATGGAGTTCTCCAACAAGGGGTGGAAACTCAACGAGGAGTTCCCGTGCAATCTCCAGAGCCCTTTCCACTGCACCTGTGTCGTAAAGGCAGTCCGCAAACAAATACCGCGTTGAAAGGGTGATCGGGTGAACCTTGCCGCTCACCTTTTCTTGATCCGGCAAAAGTGACTGTGCGGCCTCTAGCGCCTTTTCTGGCGCGCCTACGTCATTGAGGCAAGACGCGATCAAAAACCGCGTTGCAAGCGTGTGTGGGTGATCCTCGCCGTTCACCCGCTCTTCATCCGGCAAAAGGGCCTCTGCGGCTTCCAGCGCCTCTTCCGACAGGCCTATACCTTGAAGGCAAAGAGCGATCAAATGTCGTGTTGAAAGGGTATTCGGGTGATCCTTGCCGTTTACACGTTCTTGATCCGGCAAGAGAGCCTTTGCGGCCTCCATTGCCTTTTCCGCTTCGCCAGTTGCATTGAGGCTCGATACGATCAGATACCGCGTTGTGAGAGTGTGTGGATGATCCTTGCCGTTCACACGTTCTTGATCCGGCAAGAAAGCCTCTGCGGCCACCAGGGCCTTTTCCGCTGCACCTGTGATGTGAAGGCAGGACGCGATCAAATACCGCGTTACAAGAGTGTGCTGATGATCCCTGCCGTTTATCCGTTCTTGATCCGGCAAGAGAGCTTGTGCGGCTACCAGGGCCTTTTCCGCTTCGCCTGCGTCGTGAAGGCAGGCAGCGATCAGATACCTTGTTGAAAGTGTGTTCGGGTGATCCTTGCCGTTTAACTGTTCTTGTTCCAGCAAGAGAGCCTTTGCGGATTCCAAAGCCTTTAGAGGGTACCCGCTAAACTGTGTTGAGACTGTCTGACTTTGGCGCCAGCCTAAACACAAATCCGATGCGATTGGAGCAGTGCGCAGCGCTGCCCGCAAGCCATGTTTGGCCAACTCCATAGCAAGTCTGTAGCGCCCTGCTAGCCAAGCTTTCTCGTATGCAGTTGCCAGAGCGTCTAGGTTGGACGGAATCACGTTATCTTGGGTTTTCAGCCTCACCGTGGCCCCACCTCCGGCTGCGGCTTCGGCGGCCCGGAGTTGATCAGCTAACTCCCGCAGGTCGATGTCATCCTTGCGCAATACCAAACCTGCTAGCGCATAAAGGCGCGCATTGGCGTAACCTGGAGCGCCTTCAAGCGCCGCGTTCTCGATCGCGTCTGCCATCAACGTCCGAAAGGCTCGGGATAGCGCTTCTTTTTGATCTGCGAGATAAGACTCAGAGAGATGAACTTCGCGTTCGAAGTTTCCATCTCTGGCCTCTCTTGCCAACTGGCTGAGAAAGAACTCAGCCCCTTTTGCCTCAAGGGCGGAAATAGTCAATTGGCTTTTTTCAATTTCGGATTTCAAATCCTTAATGCTGTCTTCACGAGCGGCGAGCTTGTGCCGGATTTCCTCGGCTTCCTTGATATCTGCCATGTACCGACGCCTTGCAAACCGGTAAGACCCAATCATCAGAATTCCGAAAAACGACGTAAGGGGAATGAAAATTGCCGACAGCGCAATGATTAACTCGAAACTGCTCAAAGCGCCTTTCGCTTGTTTGAAGTCTTGTAAAAACGTGATCAACCAATCAATCATGAACGCGCTCAAAAAGGTTAAAAATAGACCGTTCGAGTGTAATTCGGGCAAGGATAGATGTACAATCATCGATTGTCATATCTGTCCCAAAAGCAAGAACGCTAGACACCACCCATCAATGTACTCAAAACGCTGTCTGATGTGATGATCCCTAAAAACCCGGCAAGGCCCGTTAAAGGTGCGTTAGAAGCCCTGCAAAGCGCCTTGTGACTGTCCGGCACGCCCGTCTGTTCCGCTGGAGGCGGTTGCACTGTCCGGATCCGGCGATTAGGGTTCCGTTCAATCAGACCTCAGAACACACGCGGCGGAACAGTTCCGGCGCGTTTTTGTTTTGAGCCTGCCATGGTCGCCTCCAGTTTCAAATCTGGAGTTCCGGCCCGTGCCGCAAACGACATCCACATCCCGCAAGATCGAAGTGTTCCGGCCTGGAACCTTCACCGCCATGTCCGGCGCGTCTTTTACCGCGACTGCGGAGGACTTGAGCGCTCTTGCTGCGCGATACGATGCCAAGGCTCATCCTGTTCCGGTTGTTGTCGGTCACCCCAAAACTGATGCCCCGGCCTATGGATGGGTGGACAAGTTCACCTATGACACGGATGCGGACCGGCTCTTTGCCGAAATCGGCGAACTGGAACCTGGCTTTGAAGAAGCGGTCAAGGACGGGCGCTACAAGCGCATCTCCATGTCCTTTTATGCTCCGGGTTCCACAGCCAATCCGGCGGGGGGTGAACTCTATCCCAAACATGTCGGCTTTCTTGGTGCTGCGCCCCCGGCTGTGCCGGGCCTGAAGCCGGTTCAGTTTGCCGGGGATGCAAATGTGGCAATCACCATTGAGTTCGGTGAACCGGCCCTGCGCGATGTTGCGAGCATCTTCCGACGCATGCGGGAATTTCTGATTGATAAGTTCGATCTGGAAACCGCCGACCAGGCCATGCCGGAATGGCGCATCAACTGGATCGATGAGGCAGGCAGCGAACCAGCGCCCCAGCCCGAATTTTCAGATCCGTCTTCAAAAATTCCCACGACACCGAAGGAGCCCGACATGTCCGGCACCCCGACCCAACCAACCGCACCGGCAACCACACCGGCAACCACGCAACCGGTGGACAATCCGGAGTTCGCGGCCCGCGAGGCGGATATTACTCAGCGCGAAGCCGCGCTTGCACAGCGTGAGCGTGATCAGCGTCATGCCGACCATCTCGCCTTTGCCGAAGGATTGATCAATGACCGGCGACTGCCGACTGGGGCAAAGCCAAAGGTGGTGGCGCTTTTGGATGGCATCGCGGCAACGGACACCGGCGAGGTGTCTTTCTCCGAAGACGGTCAGGAAACCAAAACGGGCCTTTTGGAACTTGCAAAGTCGCTCTTCGAAGCCGCACCGCAGATCGTCCAGTTTGGCGAAATCGATCTTGGCGATCCGCCCCCAAGCAATCCGGACGATGCTGAAGACATCGCCCGTGCGGCGCTCGCGTTCCAGGCCGAGCAAGCCGCATCCGGGATCGAGGTCTCGATTTCCGATGCCGTTTCTCACATCGAACAAATGCGCGGTCTGACGGCTTAACGCCGTCCCGCATCTTCTTGAAGAACACCAGACAGGAGCCGGACCAATGGATTTGGGCCTTATCAAGAACTTCACTGCCGAGAGCGTTATCGAAAAACGCCGCCTTGTTACCTTCGGATCAGCGGAGGGCCATGCGGCTCGTGCGGGCGTCGGTGATGTGTTGTTGGGCACAACGGCCATTCGCGGCGCGGCAGCCATCGGCGACCGTGTTGATGTCTGCCTCGACAACATTCGCGAGGTTGAATTCGGTGGGCCAGTCGTATTTGGCGATCCGTTGACCAGTGATGCGGCTGGCCGCGCGATCAAGGCGGAACCAGGCGTTGGAGCGTCTGTTCCAATCATCGGCCGGGCAATAAGCGCCGGGGTTCTTGGCACCATCGGCCACACCACCATCCAGCCCGCCATCTTGCACGGCCCGTCCGCTTAACGGGATCCGCTTCCGCCAGCGCATTTTCTAACGAGGTTTGACCATGTCCAGCGCCACCGAACAGTTTACCGAAAGCCCGGTTCTGACGGCCATCGCCATCGCTTACTCCAATCCGGACTACAGCCTGATCGCCGATCAGGTTCTGCCACGTGTCCCTTCCAGCGGCACGTTCAAGTACCAGGTCTATGATGAGGCGGAAGCCTTCACGTTGCCCGACACCCGTGTCGGACGCCGGTCTGCGCCCAACCAGGTTGAGATCGAAGGCACTGAACAGGACGGGTCTACGGAAGAGTACGGCATTGACGTGCCGCTCGACAACAAGACCATCGCGGAAGCGAAGAAGAACAAGTGGGACCCGGAAAAGCGGGCCGCAGAACGCGCAACCGACATTGTACTGCTCGATCGTGAGGTTCGCACAGCAAACCTGATCAAGAACCCGGCGAACTATCACGCCGATCATGTTGAAGCTCTTGCCGGAGCCGACATGTTCACTGATCCAAACAGCGATCCGGTGACGATCATCGAAGATCTGATGGCGACGTGTTGGCAGCGGCCGAACCAGATCACATTCGGGTTCGGCGCGTGGATGGCCTTCCGCAAACACCCCAAGGTGGTCAAGGCGGTTCACGCCAATAGCGGCGATCAGGGCCGGGCGTCCCATCAGCAGGTTGCCGATCTTCTGGAAGTCAAACGCATCCTTGTCGGTGAAAGCCGGGTCAACATCAAACGTCCCGGTGAGGACCCGGTCCTTGCCCGTGTTTGGGACAACATTGTCTCCGGTCAGTTCATCAACAAAACAGCCGACACAAGCGGCGGGATTACCTTTGGCTACACCGCACAAAACGGCAAGAAGGTGGCCGGAACCATGTCCGCCAATATGGGGCTGCGCGGCGGCAAGCTGGTTCGCTCCGGCGAGGACGTGCGCGAATTGATCGTTGCCCGGCGCGCCGGGTTCCTCATCCAGAACGCGGCTTAAGTTCCAGATCCCGCGATTTAAGCGGGGTCTCCTTTTCTGTCTTTTTGAACAAGGAAACCATCACAATGTCCGAGCGCTTCCCCCATCCGGTCCTTGCTACCCTACGCCACAATGGCACCCGATATGCCCCGGATGATCCGGACCGCAACATCGTTGAGCTGACGGACCGCGAGGCCATGCCGCTGAAGAGGCTCAAGGTTGTTGGTGAGTCATTGGCGAGCGAACCGGCTAGTGACCCGGCCGCTACAGAGCAACCAGCTGCGCCGTCTGGTGAAGGCCGCGAACAGGCCATTGCTGCCGCTATCGCGTCCCTCAATCCGGAAACGGACTTTACCCAGGCCGGTACGCCGAAGGTGAAAGCCGTGGAGTTGGCTGCCGGGTTCGATGTGACCGCAGATGAAGTCGCGTCCCTCTGGGAAGCGGCGAAGTCAGCCGAGTAAACTGAGGCGTTAAAAGCCATGACCACCGGACGCTATCTAACGGTCGATGAGTTGATTGCCTTGCACGACGAGCAAACGCTTTTGGCGCTTGCCCGTGTGGGTGGCTTCAACTCATCCACCGGTGCAAGCATCGACCGGGACCGGCTTCAGGTCCAGATCGACCGCGCGCAAAGCGTCATTGACGGGTATGTGCTTGCCCGTTTTCCGGGTCTTGGCACCCTCGCGACGGCGGATATGCCGCCATCCTTGAAAGGCGCGGCGTCCGATCTGGTGATCTATTGGCTACGCGACCGTGTCGGCGATGCGGGCTCCGTCGATGAGACCACCCGGACCCGGTACCGGGATGTCATGGACTGGCTCAAGGGCGTTCGTGACGGCAAGACCGACCTTGGGGCCAATCTTGCTGGTCTTGCCAACGGTGGTGGTCAAACAGACCGGATCCTCGGATCCTTTCCTGAAAGCCGTGCCGCATCGGCCCTGGAGGGATACCGGTGAGCATCATCCAAACCGTCCAGGACCAGATCCTTGCGCGCATGAAGCGGTTCCTGCCATCCGTATTCTATGTCGCGGAATTCCCGGCCAAGCCCGACACGTTCGATCTGTCGAAGATCGATGCGGCCGCGCTCATTCATTATTCCGGCTCGCGGTATGCGGACGGACCCGGCATCACATATGCCGCGCAAACCCGCGAATTGCAGTTCTCGATCTTGCTCTATTTGTCAGGGGAATATGGCGGCACCGGTGCATATACGCACCTCGATACCCTTCGGAAGGTGTTGCAGAACGCCGATATCGAAGGGGCTGGCCCGCTCAAACTCTCTGCGGAACAACTGCTCGATCAAAGCGCCGGCCGCTGGGAATGGCAGATCACCGTGACATGCGCGGCGCTCAGTGTCGCGGCCGAACAGAACCCACCCCATCCGCGTATCCCGCTCAACAGGTTCCAGGAGGAGTAAGCCATGGCTGCCCCGACCGAATATTCCTTTTCCACCTACACCTACTCTGGCCCGATCCAGTCAGTGTCTTTGCGCGCAAAGAACCCTGATGGTGAACCCGTCACTTATTTCGAGGCCGTTCTTCATCCAGGCAAGGACTACCTGCTGCCGGATGACCACTCTGCTGTGCGGGGCTGGAAGGCCATGAAACTCATCAAACCGGCTCAATCCGGCGAAGAGGGAGCTTAACCAATGTCCACTGAACGTTACTTCGGTCCCGAAATCGTCGATGTCAACGACGCCGGTTTTTTCGTCCGTGAACTTAAAGCGGCAACTGCGATCGTGATTGGTACCGCACCCATCCATGAGGTTCACACAACGGCTGAGGACCAAGCCAAATATGTGAACACCAGGATTGTCCTGCGCCGCCAGTCGGATATCGCCAAGCATTTCGGGCCGGTGCGCGAGGGGTACACCCTGCCGCAAAAACTCAACGCCATGTTCTCCAAAGATCAGGGGCGCGGCGTTGGGACAATCGTCGCTGTCAACGTCTTTGATCCGGCCGTTCACAAAGATGTCGGCGAAAATCCGGACCCGACCCAAGTGGATCAGCTCGATATCATCGGTGCATGGGACGCTGCCGGAAAACCGAGCGGCCTCAAGCATGCTTATGCTTGTTATCAGTCCTTTGGCTGGTTCCCGAAAATCATTCTAACGCCTGGGTTTGATGGTTTGACCGGCGTCCGGGCTGAGATGCAAGCGATCGCCGCCCGCATCAAGGCCCGTTACCTCCTTGATGCCCCGCTCGGTGTGACACCACAGCAGGTGATTGAGGCGCGCGGCCCGTCTGGCTCATTCGACTGGCAAACCAATGACCGGCGCGCCATCCTGTGCTGGCCGCATATGAATGTGGTCAATCTGGACGAGACATCGGATACGGCCGGAGAAGCTATCCCCGATCCTTATTCGGCGCATTTGGCGGGCATGATGTTGATGTCAGTCATGAACTTTGGCTATCACCATTCGCCTTCCAACCGGGCTTTGACCGGAATTGAAGGGGCTGCACAGGATGTCCTTTATATTCCGGGTGATCCGACATCGGATGTTCAGGACCTGCGCGGCGCGGGCGTGGTGACTTGCGAGGAACGCTGGGGCAAAGGACCGCACGTCTCTGGCAACCGGTCCGCTGCCTATCCGACATCGACGGACATGCGCAATTTCATTCACGTCCAATACATCGAAGACGTGATGAACGAAGCAATCCTCCATTTCCTTGATGAATGGAAAGACCGGAACGCCAACCCGGCATCACTGGAAAAAGTGGAAGACCAGATCAACGCCTACGGTCTTTCCAAAACCGTAGGCCGGGATCCGGCGCTCTATGATTTCCGGTTCTCGTTCAACCGTCAGAAAACCACGCCGGAAAGCGTGGCCGATGGCTGGCTCTACTGGCGCAAGGAATATGCGCCGGTTGGCATCATGGAGCGGCTGACCGTTGAAGACTCCATCAACATCGATCTGATCCGCGATCCACTGGGTCTGGCAACCGCCACTGATCCGCAGGCTGCCTAAAGCACCTGCGGCCCGGTAGAAACACTAGGAGACAAGACCCATGACCGACTACCGCCGCTTTTCCAACATCACCAACGCGGATGTCTATCTGGAAGACAACTCGCTGCTCGGGATAACGCGGGAATTCAAGATCCCGTCGATTGAATGGAAAACCGTCGATATCGAGACGCTCGGCCAGGTGGCCGTGTTCAAAACACCGACCCGCGTGCTTGAAGCCTTGACCGGGACCATGAAGTTCCAGGCACTGGAGCCGGAGTTGGCCGAAGAATTCTACAATCCGACCAAGGTGCACAAGTTGCAGCTCCATCAGCATCTGGATGTCAACGGTCCTGACGGGCTGGACCGGGAGCGCTCCTGCACCTTGATCACCATCGCAAGCGTTCAGTTTTTCAAGACTGAGTTTGGCGGAGCGAAACTCGGCGACCTGGACGAGGTCGATTACGAGTTCACTTGTTCGCGGCTTGTGCAGCGGGTTCATGACAGCGACAGCGTTTTGTTGGAGGTTGATGTCTTCAACAACAAGGCGCGGAACAGTTCCGGCGACATCTGGGCCCGTTAGGGGCACTCTTCCTCCGTTGCCTGAAAAGGCCTGATTTGATCAGCAAGGCAACCGGCCGTACCCGTGGCCGGTTGTTTCTTTTGAAACGGAGCCCAATATGTCCAAGTCCGTCGAAACTACCGAACCGGAAACCAAAACCGGCGTAATCGCCAAACTGAAGGCCTATCGGGCTGCAAACGAGGGTGACGAGACTTTCGTTCTACCGGAAACCGGTGTCACCGTGACCTTCCCGAAATTCCGCAAGCATGGTGTTTGGGCAAGCTGCACCCGTTTAGCCAAAAACAACCTTGGCAAAGCGCAGGTGCTCTACATCTGCCGCGTAGCGAAGTTCGACGGCGAAACCATCACAGCTTCTGATTTTGGTGCCTACATCCCGCTGACAGATGCCAATGAGCTCATGACCGAAGTGTTCGTCGCCGGTGAAGACGATGATGGCGAGGACAGCGAGGGAAAGGCTTAAGCGAAGAAGGCATCCGCCTGTCTTCGCTGGAATGCCACACCTACATGGTCAACCGGGGTTGGTCCCCCGGTTACCTTGATGACCTGCTGGAAGAAGAGTTTCTGGCCGTTTACGAGGACCAGCTCGCCTTTGATGAAGCTCGCGCCGAAGCGGAGCGCAAAGCGGCTGATGTTGGCGGAAGCCCACGCCGATGAACATCCATATCGCCCACGCACCGATGCCGCGTAACCGGACACCTTCCTTTTGGCTGGGTGTTGTGACCGGCATTTTGGTGATGGCCCTGGCGGATGTGACCGATCTGCGTCTGTGTGCCGGAGAATGTGATGGCGACGGGCTGTCCTTGCTTGAGCTCCTGGAGCAACAACCTGCGAAAAAGACGGACCGCCTTCCGATTGAAGCCGGGCAAGCGGAGCACGGCTGATGGCTGACATGCGTCTTGGTATTGTCGCGGAATATAAGGACCGCGCCTCCAAGCGGCTGCAAAAGCTGCTGAAGGTCAATGAACGCATGGAAAGGGCCAACCGCGCCCAGGCCAAACTTGCCAAATCCCAAGTCAAATCTCAGACCAAGTTAGCTGCTGCGACCTCCCGGCTTGAGCGCTTGATGTCGGCGGTGAAGGCTGCTGCCAGCGGTGTATCTGCCCCGATCGTTCGGGCAGCTGCGGCCATGTCGCGTTTCACCGGTCATGTTTCGACCGCCATACGCCGGGCCTTTTCCCTGCGCGCTGCCCTTGACCGGACCCGCCGGGGTGCCGCGCTCATGGGCAAGGGGCTCGGACGTATTGCCAGCGGCGCGATGGTTGCGGGCGGCTTGGCCCTTGGGGCTGGTGGCACGGCCGCTGGCATTGCCAATTTGGTGATTGGCCCGGCTGCGCAGAATGAAGCCTACATGGTCCAGCTCGAAGCGTTGGAAGGGTCTGCACTAGCAGCCCGAAAAGCCATGGACTGGATAGGTGCATTTGAGCTGAAAACACCGCTCGAGTTACCGCAACTCATTGAAGCTTACCGCCAGCTTAAGACCTTCGGAATTGATCCGACCAACGGCACGATGGAAGCACTTGTCGATACGATGGCAATGTCCGGGGGCGGTGCCGAAAACCTATCCGGAATCATCCTTGCTGTTGGACAAGCTTGGACAAAAGGAAAACTTCAAGGAGAAGAGGCGCTTCAGTTGTTGGAGCGCGGCGTTCCGGTCTGGGATCTCCTTTCCAAAGCAACCGGACAATCTGCGGCAAAGCTTCAAGAGATGGCCTCCAAGGGCGAGCTTGGCCGCGATGTGATCGCTAAGCTCGTTGAACTGATGGGAGAACGGGCAGCGGGTGCTTCCCAAAAAATGGCCAAAACGTGGGATGGCATGGTGTCAACCATGTCCAGTTTTTGGTGGAAATTCCGCCTAATGATCGCTGAGGCTGGTGTCTTTGAATGGGCCAAGGAAAAGCTGCAGGGCCTGCTTGACACTGTGAATGCCATGGCGGCCGACGGCACATTGCTGAAGCTGGCACAGACAATTTCCGAAAATGTCATAACAACGTTGGAAGGCCTCTGGCGGTTTGGCGTGGAAGCCTATGGCGTCTTTGAGGAACTCGGTGTTTGGTTGTCCTTTGCTGCTGATATGCTCGGCGGCTGGAACAACCTTGCCATGGTGCTGATTGGATTGCCGCTCGCCAGCACTATTCTAAGCGTTGTGACCGGCGTCATCCAGCTGGTCTCCGGCTTCGCCTTGCTGGCCAGCGGGATCGCCACCTTGTCCCTGCCGATTGTTGCCGTGATTGCCGGGGTCGCTGCGCTCGCAGCCGGGGCTTGGTACGTTTACAACAACTGGGATCAGGTGACCGCCTGGTTCGCAGCCGCCTGGGATTGGGTGAAGGACAAGGTGGGTGCGGCCTGGGACGGGATTACTTCCGCAGCATCAACTGCGTGGAGCTGGTTCAAGGAAAACCTCTCCTGGCATCCGTTGGCGTTGATTGCCAACAACTGGGATGCCATCAAAACGTTCTTCGCTGATCTTTGGTCTGGCATTCAGGAAAAGGCCTCGTCTGCCTGGGATACCCTGAAGTCGCTGTTTGCCTGGTCACCGCTCGGTTTGATCATCGCCAACTGGTCCGAAATCACCACATGGGTCAGCGGTTTCTTTGACGGCTTGTCGGAGAAAGCATCGGCTGGATGGGACAAGGTCAAAGCGCTGTTTGACTTTGACTGGCCGGAGATGAATTGGCCGGACTTGACCATGCCGGTACCGCAGTTGCCGGAAGGTTTTTCAGGCTGGGTCTCGGGCGCTTTTGACACGCTGGTCACCGCAGCCGAGAACGGCTGGGACCGGCTGAAAGCAATCTTTGCCACCATGCAGGATGCAGCGGCCGGGCTCGGTGAGGCCATTGCCTCCATGGTTTCCGGTGCGGTCGATGCAGCCGGGCAAGCGCTGAATGCTCTCCGCGGGGCGCGGGGAGTTGATAGGATCTTTGCCGACCTATCCGGCATGGCCAACACCAGTTCGGCACTTAATCCGTTCAGTAGCGACTTTGACAAGGGCTATGCGCTGACAGAAGCGCTGCAGGCCGGTCAGATGAGCCTTCAAACCTACCGGGCAGAACTTGCCAAGGTGGTTGAGAGCGGCGGTGCCTTTGCTGAAGTCGCTGCGCAAATGCTGGAAGCCTCCAAACAGCTCGATGCGTTCCAAATGCCGGAGGCAAAAGCGACCGTGCAGGATCCGGCAAGGATTGAAGCGGCGCAGAAAGCCATTGCAGCCACAGAAGAAGCTGCCAGGGCCTTACCCGGTATTGTCGGGACGGCGATTGCAGCGGTGCGGTCTCATCTGGACGGGGTTGATTTCGCATATCAGGGCGGGCGCATGATGGACACGATTGCGGCAGGAATGCGCGCCCGTGCCCATGTCGTTGTCGCCGAAATGCGTAAGGTCGCCCAGGCCTTGCGCGATCATCTGCCATCGTCTCCGGCCAAAGTGGGTCCGCTATCGGACATTCACCGGCTGAAGTTTTCTGAAACCATGGCCCGGTCGATCCGGCCGGGGCCGTTGGTTGCCGCCATGCGCCGGACCGCTGCGGCGACCATGGCGGCAGCTTCTCTGACAGTGCCGTCTCTTGCGGGAGCTGCCCCGAGCCCGATCACGCCGTCCCAATCCGCCCTTGCGGCTCCGGCCACTGGCGCAAGCACGTCGGCCAGAAATGGTGGCTCAGGCGGACGCGCCATCAGCATCACCTACAGCCCGTCTATTTCGATTGAAGGCAGTGCAATTGACGAAGAAAGACTGCAGCAAATCCTTCGCGATAATGCGGACGAACTGGTCGCCTTGATCCGCGAACGGCTCGATGAAGACGAGAGGCTTGAATTCTGATGGCGGCGTTTGCTTACCTTGGAGATCTGCAGCTTGGAGTGTCGTCGGTCATGACTGGTCCGACGGGCGCGTCCGAAACGCTGGAAAACAGCTTCCATGAACATAAAGTCCTGCGGGGTAAGCCAATCCCTCAGGAGGCTGGAGAGAAGCTCGACAAACGATCGTTTTCGTTCTTCTTCGATGAGAGTTTTTGCGACCCGGAAGCCGAGTACGCGAAGCTGAAGGCGATGCGCAGCAAACGTCAGGCAGTGCCGCTCATCTTCGGTAACGGCAGTTATGACGGCAAAAAATTCTGGCCAAAGTCGGTCAAGATCACATTGCAGAAAACCACGGAAAGCGGGCGCATTGTCCGCTTGGAAGCCAGCATCGAGCTGATCGAGGTGCCGGGCGGGGCCCTTTCGATCGGAGGCAGCGGCGCGGCAAGTCTGGCACGGGCCATTATCAATCCCCTGACAAAGAGGCTTTTGCCATGATGGCCGTTAAGACAGGTGAGTTTCTGGAGCATCTAACGCTGCCCGGTGATCGCTGGGATACGATTGCCTGGGCTTACTACAATGATGCGGATGCCATGGACCTGATCATTGAGGCCAACCGGGATCTGTTCCTGGAGGACCTTTCGCCCGTACCGCCGATCCTTCCGCCCGGCCTCCGTTTACGAATTCCTGTGGTTGAAGATACCGGGCTGGAGGAAAGTCTCCTACCTCCTTGGAAGCGAAGCGGGTAATGGCAGCCTTTCCCGAACCCTTCGTATCGCTTCTGGTCAATGGTGTTGATGTTGGCAGTGAGCTTGCCCCGTACCTCATTGACTTCGCCTGGACCGATAATCTGCATGGCAAGGCAGATGAGATTGCTGTCACCTTGCGCGATGACACTGGATTGTGGCGCGGGGCTTGGCGGCCGGAACAGGGCGATATCGTAACCGTTCCGGCGATCGGCTACAGGGGTGGCGCATTTGTGCCGGCGGGGTTGTTTCAGGTCGATATTCCTTCTGCGTCCGGATCACGTGGCAACGATACCTTGAAGTTCCGGGCCATCTCCGCGTTTCCGGAAACGACGCAGCGGACCTTGAAATCCAAAGGCCATGAGAACACGACGCTGGAAAAGATCATCCAGGACGTAGGTGGACGCCACGGGCTTACGATCAAAGGCGCGATCGAGGCCGTGAATTTTGTTTACAAACGTCAGCGCCGTGAGCGGGATCTGGAGTTCATCAAACGGCTGGCCGAAGATTTCGGCCATTTTGTTTCCATCAAGGACGGGGCACTGGTTTTTTTCAAGCGGGAAGATATTGAAAGCCAGGGTCCGGTGCGGACGCTGGAGATTTCGGATCTTGCAGCCGGGACAAGGTGGTCTGCCAAGGAAAAGACCGACAAGACCTACTCCAAAGCACGGGTGAGATACCTGAAGGGCGAAAACAAACGTCTGATCACACAAGAAGTACAGGATTTGAGCGCGCCCGCAGGCGATACGCTTGAAATCGATGAGCGGGTCGAAGACGAAGACCAAGCCAAAAAGCTCGCCAAGTCCCGGCTGGCCAAGGCCAATGAGGACCGGCGCACCGCCCGTGTCACCGTAATTGGCGATCCGCTTTTGATTGCCGGTCAAGTCATCGCGCTTGGGAGCAGTTTCGGCAAATACGCCGGAAACTACCTGACCCATGTTTCAAAACACCGCCAGAAGCGGGCAAACTACACGACAGCATTGGAGTTGAAAGGTGTCTGACCGGGTTCATCAAAGCGGCAAGAACTCCCCTTATAGGCGTGGCACGGTGATCGAGCGCGATCCGCAAAAAGGCCGGGTTAAAATCCGGTTTGACGATGAGGATGAGGACACCTCCGGCTGGATCCACGTTTTGCAGGGCGGCACCGGTGCGAACAAGCTCTACCGCATGCCGGATATGGACAGCCAAGTTGTCTGTCTGATGGACTGGGATGGGGAAGATGGCGCGGTTCTTGGTGCGATCTGGTCCAGTGCGGATGGCCCGCCAACCGGCGATGGCGAGCTTTTCTATATGGCGTTTGCCGGTGGTTTGATGGTTGTCATCAATCAGGGGTCGAATGACATCTCAGTGACCGGTGCGAACAACGTTGATGTGAAGGCAAACACCTTCACATTGGAGGCTGCAAGCATCACGCTGAAAGGCCCGGTTGCAATTGAAGGGGCAAGCTTGACCCACAACGGGAAGAACGTGGGAGACACGCATGGTCATGTGTCCGCGCCTTCGGGCCCTCCTGGGCCGCCGGTTTAGCCTAAGCCGATTTCAGTTGTTTGACTGATGAAAGAAATTATTGGTTGCAAGGCAGGTGATTCTTCAGAAACATAATTGCTCCGGAAAAATGGCAGGCTGATATGGCGATAACAATTGCGAGCGAAGACGATCTTTTTAGGATTTTAGAAGATATCGAAAATGGAGAGGATTTACTGCCTGATGACATTCAGTTCGATGGTTGGCCGAAATACAGAGTAACCATTAGAGGAGAAGACTTTGATGGCGGCGTTCCTACCAGGATTATGCCTGCAATACTTGCCTTGCAAAAAGGTATTGATGATGCATATGCGATCTCAGTTTATGGGGAGGTTAAACGGCTTAGTAAGGAAGAGCGTCGAAAAACAGAGCTTGTTGTCCATCTGGAAAAAGGTTCGACCTCATACACTTCCAAGCTTTGGGATGTGTTCAACAATGTTCTTTCAACGGCGGCTTAAAACATGAATGGCACCGAAACGTTGACTGCAATTTTGGCTGTCGCTGGCATTGTCGGAACAGGATGGTATTTCAAGCTCTATCTTGAAGCCAGGTCGAGAGATAAGAAAGTCGAATTTGATGCAAAAGCGACTGAGCAGGAAATAGAAAAATATCGTATACTTGGCGATCTAGCCAAGGAAAATGCTCGTCTGGCCAACGCCAGAGTGGCCTTAGATCAAAGTAATGACAAGTTGCTTCAAAAACTTGAAGACAAAGACGAGTTAGTCGTTGGTCAGGACATGTCGGTCACCGGAAAGCAGGGGCGCGACATTGTAAGGAAAATCCCGGAAAGTCCCATTGAAGTGCGTCTTGACGGCATGTACCGGATACTGTCCGTACAGTCTGGTGCGGTTGAAGTAGGATTCAGGGCGACTATTGAAAACGTTGAGTCATTAGAGAAGCTTACCATTGATATTCCGGAGGGTACGCTGGATGATGAGCAGCTAAAAAGCCTTCAGACCGGTGAATGGGAAAAAACAGCGCTTCATATGCAGATTAACGCAAGTCTACGCGGGGAAAGGCTCTTGAAAGCAACACTTGCGCGAGCTGGACTGCGAACCGCAGCTGAGCGAGACGAATAAACGCCGGAACACTTCCGTAACGTACCAGTTTAAAAAGCCATAGTCTGCCGACAGTTTTTCACCTCGGAAACCTGTCGGCATGTACCCTCAAAATCTTCATTGGCAGTTGCGTGTTTCGCCGGGCCCGGTTGCGGCTTGGGACGAGGCCGTAACCGGCATTGAGGATCTGGAACAGGCAATCCGGATCATCTGTCTGACGCCGAAGCTCTCAGTACCGACCGAGCCGGAAAAATTCTGCGATGCTCTGGAGTTCATTGACCGCCCGCCCGCGATCGCAATTCCACGCATCTCGCAGGAAATCTGGGACGGCTTGACCCGCTGGGAACCGCGCATAGCCGTGGAAAAAGTGGAGGTGGACCCGGTCGCCTTCCATCATTTCAAGGTTCCGATCTTTTGGCGTCCGCGCGAGGATGTCTTGTCGGACATCCGCCGCACCGTGGTTGAGCTGCAGGGGGTGGCATAATGGTCAACTTGATCAAGGCCGTCAGTCCGGAAGAACTGATCAAACGCGGCGCGCCGAAGCTTTTCACCACCTCTGCAAAAGCCTGGAAAGAAAAGCTAGTCACCTGGTTCGAAACCCATCCGGACGGACCGCAGCGCAAACTCTTTCCCGCGCAGCTGGAACAAGTCCTTATCGATATGCTGGCTTATGGCTTTTCCCTTCTGGGCAAAGAAGCGCAATTAGCTTCCGAACAGCGCTGGCTCTTGTTTCAGGAAGGCGCTCATCTGGATGTTGGTGCCGCCAACAATTCCACTTATCGGCTGAAAGCCGCACCGGCCACATGCCTTGTCCGTGCAACGCTGGAAGCGCCGAGTTCGGAAACGGTCTTTGTTGGAGAAAAGGGCACTGCGCTTGTCTTAGGCGATGTAACCTTTGAGCTGGACAGCGAAATTGTCATTCCAGCCGGAAGCCTCTTTGCTGATGGCGGTGCAACAGCCACAGAACCGGGCCCGGAAGCCAATGGCATTGCGCCGGGTCTGGTTAAAAAGACTATTGGCAATGTTGAGATCGCCAACACCACAGAGACTGTCGGCGGGGCAGACGATGAAGGGACGGAGCCATTTCGCTACCGTGCCCTAAATGCTCATGACCGCATTTCCAAGGCGGGCGGCCGGGAAAGCTACCGCCAACAAGCACGCGCCTTTTCTCCAGCGATCGTCAGCGTGGCTGTCATCAAGCCGCAAGCCGGGTTTATCGACGTGCACCCGCTCTTGTTTGATGGTTTGCCTACAGCAGACTTTCGGAGCCAGCTCAAGACGTGGCTGGAGCCGCTGGTTAAACGGCCACAAGGTGATGAACTCACCATCCGTGATCCGGAAGCTGTCACATTCACCATCACTGGAACCGCGCGCGCGGAAGGTGATTTGTCGGAGGCAAAGGCCCGCACCGAAGCGGCGCTAGAAGCCGCAGCCAGCATCTGGTCACGCAATCTCGGTGACTACATGGCCTTGTCAGCTCTAACCTGCGCTGCCCGCTCTGTTGATGGGCTTGTTGACGTCGATCTGACCTTCAGCGGCCTTGCCAGTCGGCAGCTTGAAGAACATCAATTTGCGGTCTTGACCGGCGTGAGCCTCACGATGGAGGCCGTATGACCAACCGGTATTTTCCTGAAAAACTGATCCCGCCCGGCATCAACGATGAGCGCTCCAGGGCCGTGTTAGGTGCCTTTGAGGCAATGGCGTCGGAATTTGATTTTTCCAAACTCTTGATGCGCACATCTTCGGAAATGCCAACAGAAGTCTTGCCGCTGGCAATCGCAGAAAACTCGTTGATCGAATTCATCGATGAGGACGGCAGTCCGGAAGAGGCTGTGCGCACGCTGATCGACAATGCTTTTCCTTTGCATGAACGACAGGGAACGGACAGCGGTGTTTTGGAAGGGTTGGAAGCTTTCGGGCTGAATGCCGACATTGTGCAATGGTACGATCTGGACCCGATTGGCCCGCATGACACCCACACCATAACGGTTGACACAAGCCAGGACATATTTGGCGACGGCGATATTTGGGCCGAGAAAGTCAATCGGCAAATCTGGCGGGTCATCGATGCCCAGAAACGCTGGAGCCAGGACACCGCCTTGCGGACGATGGCCGGATCTGAAGGCTCGCTCTATGGCGCGGCGTTTCCGATGACGCACATCACTTGCGTTGCGATGCCCTTTGTTTTCGACCCGCCCATCGCAAGCGGCAACCAGAGGGCCGGTGTTGCGCCCATGACCCGTCTTGCCATCACAGCCAGCGCTCTTTGAGGACACGCCATGCCGACCTATTCAATTTTGACCACGACGGGCAAAAACAAGGAAGCCGCTGCACTCGCCAACGGAACACCGCTGCGAATTACGCACCTGGCGTTTGGCGATGGCGACTATGCGCCCACTGGCGGTGAAACCAGTTTGCAAAATGAGATTGTCCGCAAACCGGTGCAGGGTTCGGGCACGGTGCCGGGCGCGCCCAACACGGCCCTTTTTGATTGCTTGCTGGAAGCAGAGGACGGTCCCTATACGATCCGCGAGGGGGCGGTCATTGATGACGATGGCGACATGGTTGCGATCATCAAATATGACCCACCCGTCAACAAACCAGTGCCGTCATCAGGGCAAACCGTTGAGGCGCTCATGCGCGCCCATGTTGTGTTTTCTGATCTGGAAAATCTGGTCATTCAGATTCAGGCCATCAACGCATTTGTTTCGGCCGAACGGCGGATCGATACAGAAGATGGCGTTGACGGCGGCGGTGATCTTTCTCAGGACCGTACATTCAAGCTCGCCGTTCAGAACCTGGACGAAATCACGGGCGATCAGGTCAGCGAAGCAGAAGGCAACATCGATTGGATCCTGCTGCGTGACAGTTCGGCGGGAAATCACAAGAAACTAAGACCATCCGAGTTTGCCTTGGCGCTCGGTGTGCAGGACAAGATCAACACTTCGCTGGCCGAACATCTCGCGGATATTCCGGAAACCAAAGCCGGTGATATCGACGACAAGGCTGTGCATCCGGAGGGACTGCACGCAGCCCTGGCTGAGAAGCTTGGTGGCGGTTTCAATGTCCGGTCGTTTGAGCACGCAAACGACAGCAATGCACCGACTGCTTTGGAATGGGTCAACCCGGTGAACGGTGACAAAGGGCTGGTATCAAATGCCGATCAAGACAGCCTCGAAATCTGGCAGCGCCGCTTAAATCAATGGGTATCGCTGGGATCAATCGGTGGGTCTGGTGGCTTATTGGGTGGACAGATTTTGGGGATCTGGTCCGGCGTCCCCAACACCGGCTCGCAATCGGCCGCCTCCGGTTTGACCTGGCAATCCAATAGCCCCTTGACCTTCAATTTTGCGGCCCCTGGCACCCACGCAATGCTGATCGGGCTCATGCCGACAAGCGTTTATGTCACCCATGTTTACCCGTCCTGGACGAGCGCCACGCTGACCTATGCGAGCAGCTACGAGGCGTGTGTTTTGCTCATCGGAATTGGAGCTTGATTGATGGCTACCGTTACCTTCGCCTCAGCGGAAGAATTGACGAATGCACTTTCGCAATTGTCTGAACAGGCACGCAATGCAGTTTCACGAATTGACCGCGGCGAGACTGACGACGAACGGGTTGTGACCATATCAGCTCAGTTCGCGCCAGCGCTGGAGGCAGCGGACCGGACCGCTCTTGCCCCATCTCCTGATGACGTGCGGACGGAATGCGCCCGCCGTCTCATGGAAACATACGGTGCTCGGGACACAGATCACCTTACACGACTGATCAATGACGGTGTCCGCGAAGCGGTGCGCCTCCTTCGAATTGGCGAAGCCAATTGGACTGCCGACCAGACTTCACGTGCTGCTGAGTTGGAGATGGCGGAAGCCTATGTCGATGCAATGGACGCCGCGTCCAAAGCGCTCCGGGCCATGCAGCCGATCCCTGCCGACTATGCCGATGATGTCCATTGGCCAGACGCACTCACCGGTTGAGCCACTATCTGACGAGGAGGCTTTCGATCTATCTGCTAGTAACGCGCCTCTGACTTCTATTTGGAACTGTTCCGGCGCTCCATAAGCCGATCGGCTGTATGAAAAAGATGGCACTCTTGCAAAAAAGGCGGGGGTAGCATCCGGCTCGGGCAAGCCGGACACCACTACGGGATACTCCAAGTCTTCCCGCACGACGCACGTTAGGATAACGCCGCCCCGCTTGGCTTGCGCAAGCCGGGTTGTTTATGAGCGATTCGATGTCAAAAGAACAGATTAAGAACACTGCAGATTTGGCGGAAGTCCCAGCCGCCCGCCCGGTGGCTCCCTATATCGGAGGGAAACGCCAACTTTCCAAATTCATTTCCAACCGTATCGGCCAAATCTCGCACCGGACCTATGTGGAACCGTTTGTCGGCATGGGCGGTATTTTCTTTCGCCGCCCGGCGCGGCCCCAATGCGAAGTGATCAACGATCTGTCCAGGGATGTTGTGACCCTTTTCCGGATCCTGCAGCGCCACTATCCGCAGTTTTTGGAGGTCCTGAAGTTCCAGCTGACGAGCCGGAGCGAATTCCAGCGTCTGGCGGAAACCGCACCTGACACGTTGACCGATCTGGAACGCGCGGCCCGATTTCTCTATCTTCAGCGCATCACCTTCGCGGGCAAGGTTTCCAGCCGCACATTTGGCGTCTCGTTGCGCGGTGCCCGGTTCGATCTGACCAAGGTTGTGCCGCTACTGGAAGATGTGCACGAGCGCTTGTCCGGCGTCATTATCGAGTGTCTGCCTTACGCCGACTGTATCGCCCGCTACGACCGGCCGGACACCCTGTTTTATCTCGATCCGCCGTATTGGGATTGTGAAACCTACTACGGCAAGGGCCTCTTTGCCCGCGACGACTTCCAGCGCCTTGCCGACCAGCTCGGGAACATCAAGGGCCGGTTTCTGATGTCCATCAACGATGTGCCGGAGATCCGCGAAATTTTCAAAGGGTTCGACATCAAGGAAGTGTCACTCAATTACACCGCCAACGCCAAAGGCCCGAAGGCGGCGAATGAGCTGGTGATTGGGAATTAGGAAAAGAAATGCAATTCCGGCAGATGTGAGGATCATGCACAACAAAAATCAATCATCTACGGCCATCCAAAGATATGCAAGCGTCTCGACGTTTCAACCAAATCGTGTGTGTATTGAGGGGAATGATTCGAAGGAGGTAAGGATGCTTGCAGGGCAGCTTCTGTCGATAGCGGACGACATCATAGATGATTACAAACGTTTGAAAGTAATTCCTACGCTGCAACAGGCGGTGAATGCATTGATACAACGGCCAAACCTCAACGACGCGCAGTTTGCGCAACAAGCGCATCCGATAAGTGAACAAGCTGAGGTAATGCTCAACAAAACGGTTATTCGTGCCTACCCAATAGAATTGAAACGCACTTTGTCTCACAGTAGTTTTTCGCAGTGTATGCCAGATGCAGTTGCGAAAACACTTTTGGCCGCATTCAGATCGAAAAACAAAAAACTAGTAATGTCATCGTCCGAGATGCAGATGTATCTTGAGGGAGCTCAAGATTTTTTGCAGAAGATGAAGCATCTAGTCGAAGCTGCCCAATCATTCGGAGTGGAAACGTATCAAACGCCTGAAGGCCAGGTTGCAATTGAGGTTCTTATACCAGACCGGTCATACGGCCGCTCTCTAGGGCAGTTGCCACAAAAGATTCGCAATATTAATGCCGCTTTACAGGTAGTCGAAGAACTGGCAACCGGATCACGTTCCGATCACAAAGTCCTATGGATTTCTACCACAAATGTGGTCATCGCTTTTCTTATAGAGTGGGGACCTGCGGCACTGGGCATAATGTATTTTTATGAAAGATTACTGATCGTTGCTGAAAAGCATCTCAGCTTGATAAAACTGTATCGTGAGTTGCGCCAAGTGAGTGACGGCGACGAGGCTTTAACAAAGCAGTACATTGATAATGTAGTTGAGACAGCGATCAACGAAGCCGTAGCCGATATTGTGAAAAAGATCGGTGACCCCAAAGTAATAGAACGGCAAAACGAACTCAAAAATGAACTGAAAATTGCTGCCAAGCCATTGGTCCCTGACTTGGCAGCAGGCCTTCGTCTTAGCCTGGACCCGCGTATAGAGAGTAAAATATCTGAAGAGACTTACGGTCAAGATAAAGTCGATCAAGTGACTGCGCGCCTCGAAGACCGGACTAAAATTGAGGCGAGGATTGATGGCGTCCTTAATTCAGCCGCAGGTGACGAAGTAGCGTTGATCGCTGCAGAGACTAAGAATCACAACACTGGAAAATAGCGACACTTTTAACAGTCGGCGGTGTGCAAAGCGTTCTGCCGATCTGTGCAAAATTTCGCGGCGCGCCACAGCCCGGCGGTTCAGTCGTTTCGGGGAAAAGCATGATACGCTTACGGCGATAACCTTAAAAAGATTGGTGACCCCGACAGGATTCGAACCTGTGACCCTCAGATTAGGAATTTAAAGCGAGCCGTACGCCGCCTTATCCGTTAGCTCTATTAACCTCAGAAGTCATCAATTTCCTCTTGATATTCAATTAATTATCGTATAGCGTGCGGTTGTTGCCAATTGCAACCGTTAAACACTTCGTTGCGCCAAAACCGTTTCAAAAACCGTTTCAAAAATCTCAGGTATCATGACATGGCCGATATGCGTATCCTATTGAACGATAAAGCAATTGAACGTCTTATGCCGCCCGATAAGGGACGCTACATTGTCCGGGATACCGAGCTAAAAGGGTTCTTCCTTATGGTCGGAGCCCGAAAAAAGACCTTCATGGTACAGGCGGATCTCCGAAAACTAGGCAAGCGCGCCTCCACGGTTCGTCTCGCCATTGGCGACACGAGGGAGCTCTCCACGCGTGCGGCGAGGTCTGTTGCGAAGGAGTATCTGTCCCAGCTCAGCCGGGGTATTCATCCCAGGAACGGTGAGAAAGCTGCCAAGGCTTCAAACGCTTCTGAGATAACGAACGGCGAAAATAACGAGGCATCCGGCATCACGCTCAAGCAAGCCTGGGCTCGCTACAAGATTGCCATGCAGCGTAAGAACCGGAGCGAGCGCACGATCGAGAGTTATAGGGATCACGTCGAGCGGATCTTTAAGGATTGGCAGGAGATGCCCCTGAAGCAGTTTGGCGATGATCCTGGCCGGGTTGCCGCCAAACATGACGAGATTGGTGAGAAGCACGGTCCCTACATAGCCAATGGCAGCATGCGCACTTTCAGGGCGATCTACAATCACGCTCGAAAGACCAATCGGGAACTGCCTGCAGACAACCCGGTCGACAGCGTGGACTGGAACCATGAGAAACGCCGCGATAGCGGCATGGGTCTCATTGACCTGAAGGAATGGTTTATCGAGGCTGCCCAGCTTGAAAATCCCGTCCGACGCGAGTTTCACCTGTTTACACTGCTGTCCGCGTGCCGGCCGGCCGCGTTAAGAGAAGCGAAACCAGCCCATCTGGATTTTCGCCGCAGGGTGCTTCACATCCCCCGTCCGAAAGGAGGTGCGGATCGTGCCTTTGATATCCCGCTGTCGAGGGAGATGGTCTGTTGCCTCCTGCGATGCATTCGATTTGGTCGGCAGATGCACCCGTATGAGGCCAATGACTGGCTGTTTCCCGCAGACAGTGCCACTGGTCATCTGGTTGAGCACAAGGAAGATCGCGCGACATTGTCGAAATGGGGCAATGAACTGCGCCAGACCTATCGCACCGTGGCGACGCCGGCGGGTGTCTCGGAACTGGACGCAAGGATGTTGATGAATCATTCGGTTCCTGGCGTGAACTCCGGGTACATTACACGGCATAAGCTGCTTGAGGATCATCTACGAGCGCAGCAGCAGTCAATCAGCGATACGATGTTTTCAGTGTTTCGCAACACGTTAAATGAGAACCGTGAAATTCAAGATTGGCTTGGGATCGGTGCGGCACGTCGTCAGCTCCTTCGTGCAAAAGAATATTCTAGACACTCTGAACAGAATGAAATCGTGCGAATGCGCGTTTGGGCCGCTTAG